CTCCATGCCGGTCGTTGGTGGCACAATCGAAACTCTGGACTTCGTTCCGGACAACGTGATCATCTGCGGTTATGAAGGCCTGTATCTGCTGGGCGAAAGAGCAGGCACACAGCTGGCTGCGTCCGAACACAGATTCTTCATCGAAGACCAGACCGTATTCAGAGGCACAGCAAGATACGACGGCAAGCCGGCTATCGCTGAAGGCTTCATGGCTCTTGGCATCAACGCTGCAACAGTATCCGCCTCAGCTGTGACATTTGCTGCTGATACCGCGAACACCACAAGCACCCCGACAGGTGGCGGAACAGGCGGTAACTAAAAAAGGAGTGGTATGAATGACCACAGAAAACAAAGCAATCGTAATGGAGATGCTCAGGGTCGACCTGGGCATCTCTACTGATGCTTACAATAACAGATTCAGTCAGTATATCGATTACGCAGTGGAGGAAATAACCCGGGAGGGAATCATCCTTGATGAGTCCAAGCCGAACGACCTCAACCTGATCGCCATGTACAGCGCATGGCTGTGGAGGAAGCGTGACACCGGCTACGGGATGCCCAGGATGCTCCGGTACGCTCTGAACAATAAACTGATCGCTCAGAAATTAGGTGAATCAAATGGATGACATTTGCTACCTGATCGCAGAGAACAGACGGCAGGATGAAGCCGGTGTGTGGAGAAAAGAACCCACCAAACGGCAGGTATTCTGCAAGATCCGGAGCGTGAGCGGGACTGAGTTCCACAACGGAGGCAGAGACGGCCTGAACCCTCAGTTTATGATCATCACCTTCCATGCCAACTATAATGGCGAAAGAGAAGTCGAAGTCGATGGCGAAACCTTTGCTATCTATCGGCATTATCGGAACGGCGATTACATAGAGCTGTACGTCAGCCGAAAAGGTGGTACCAATGGCGGGCAGTAAGATCGATGTCGACGTGTTCGCAAAGACTGTTGTGGACATCCTGTCTAAGTACGCGGAAACCACCACGGACAGCGTGAACAAGGCCACAGACGAGGTCTCCAAAGAAGCTGTCAAGAAGCTCAAGGACACATCGCCAAGTAAGTCCGGCGAATATGCGAAAGCGTGGACGAGGCAAAAGGACAGCAAGAGCGGTGTGACGGAGTACACGGTCTACAACTCCAGATGGGGCGGACGTACTCATGTGCTTGAGAAGGGACATGTCGTGAGGCCTACCCCGAAGCATCCCGGCAGGAAGACTAGGGTCGAAGCCCGCGAACACATCGCGCCTGTTGACGATTGGGTCTCTGAGGAACTCATGAGAAAGGTGGAAAAAGACATATGACACCGAAACAGATCTTTGACATGCTCAATGAATTGGGCATCGATGTGGCATACAGGATGTTCGACAACCAGACAGAGTACAGCACACCTTTCGCGGTGTGGTACTTCGAGGACAGCGACGACCTGTATGCGGATGATTCCAACTACTGCAAGATCAGACCGATCACCATCGAACTCTATACTGACAATAAAGAATTTGAATTAGAAAGCAGAATGGAAGCCCTGCTGTCAGAGCATGGGCTGACATATCGAAAGAATGAGACCTACATCGAATCGGAATTGATGTACATGGTCATTTACGAAAGTGAGGTTATTTACCATGGCTAAAGTTAAATATGGTCTTAAAAACGTCCATTATGCCAAAATCACCGAAGGCGAGAATGGTGCCATCACTTACGGCACACCAAAGCCTTGGCCGGGTGCCGTGTCCTTATCCATGGACGCTGAAGGCGAGCTGACACCGTTCCGGGCAGACAACATGAACTACTGGGTAGCCTCCAGTAACAACGGCTATTCCGGTGAATTTGAATCCGCGCTGATCCCGGAAGACTTCAGAACAGACATTCTGGCAGAACAGAAGGACACCAACGGCGCGCTGCTTGAATACGCAGACGCAAAGCCGTCTTCCTTCGCGCTTCTGTTCCAGGTGGAAAACGATGTCAATGCAACGCGGTTCGTTTACTACAACTGCACAGCAACACGGCCATCCACCGAAGCAAATACAACGGAGGAGTCCATTGAACCGCAGACAGATACTCTGTCTCTGACAGCATCCCCGAGACCAGATGGACTGGTCAAGGCTACGATGGATGCAGATGGAACAGGGTATGACAGCTGGTATACAGCAGTCTATGAACCGACTGCACAGGCTGCAGGCGGTAATACAGGCGGTAATACAGGCGGTACTGGAAACTAATCCAACGAGGTATAACTATGGAGATGGAAAGAACGATTGAAATTGGTGGCAAAGAAGTTAGATTCAGAGCGTCCGGAGCAACTCCCCGGCATTACCGGAACATCTTCGGAGGAGACATGCTGGTGGACATGGCAAGGCTTGCAGACTCTATCGAAGGAGCTGACCCGAACGCATCCACCCTCCCGCTCGAATCCTTAGAGATCTTCGAGAACGTCGCGTTCGTCATGGCGTGGCATGCTGCCAAAGTACATGGAGAGGAATTCCCAAGCACTCCGGAAGAGTGGCTGGAGGATATGGAAGTAATGAGCATCTATAACGTCTTACCGCAGCTTATGGAGTTATGGGGAATGAATCAGAAGACCATCGTGAAAAGTAAAAAAAAATAAGAAAGACAGACCGGCCGACTACCACTGCGCTGTTAGAGCTGCGGTGCGTACAGGCCGGGATTTCTTTGTATGAGATGGATTTGTTAACAATGGGTGGCATCATGGACATCTTCGCCGAGATGTCAAACGACGACTGCGAGTGGACGCCGCTGGCCACCCAAGAAGATATAGACAAGCTAAAGAGAATGTAAAAGGTAGGTGAGATAATGTCGAAACGAATTGAGGGTATCACCATCAAGATCGGAGCGGATACAACCGAACTGAAAAGCGCTATAAAGGGTATTGACTCCGAGCTTAGGAACACTCAAGGCCAGCTCCGGGATGTCAATCGCCTACTGAAATTAGATCCCGGAAACACTGAACTGATAGCCCAGAAGCAGAGGATCCTGGCGGATGCCATCAAGGAAACACAGGAGAAGCTGAAGACCCTCCGCCAGGCATCCGAGGAGGCAAACGAAGCCCTCTCGAATGGCGATATCACACAAAGCCAGTACGACGGCCTCCAACGAGAGATCATCCAGACTGAACAGGACCTGAAGAGACTGGAGCAACAGGCGAAAGAAACAAATGATGCACTGGCTGACCCGTCTGTAAGCGAGAAGCTGGGGAAGGTCGGCAGCAAACTGCAGGACGTCGGCGACAAGGTCTCCGGAGTCGGCAAGAGCATGACCAAGAACGTGACCGCTCCTATAGTCGCTGTTGGCGCAGCTTCAGTGAAGGCTTTCAATGAAGTGGATGCAGGTGTAGATACCATCGTTGCAAAGACAGGTGCTTCCGGCAAGGCTCTCGACCAGATGCAGAGGTCCATGGAGAACATCGCGACGCGGATCCCGACGGACTTTGCGACAGCCGGTGCTGCCATCGGTGAAGTGAACACACGGTTCGGTCTTACCGGACAGGCACTGGAAGATCTATCGGAGAAGTTTGTTAAGTTTGCGGAGCTGAACCAGACCGACGTATCATCCTCTATCGACCAGACGCAGAAGGTCATGGAGGCTTTTGGCGTAAAGGCAGAAGATGCAGGTGCGCTCCTCGATACACTGAACGCAGTCGGGCAGGCCACTGGGATCAGCATGGACACGCTGACCTCGTCCATGGTAACGAATGCTGCATCCCTCAATGAGATGGGAATGAGCGCCAGTGACTCCGCGTACTTTCTGGGCAACCTGGAGAAGTCAGGTGTCGATACTTCCCAAGTCATGACCGGTCTGAAGAAGGCTACTGTGGAAGCCGCAAAGGAAGGGAAGGCTCTTCCGGATGTTCTGAGAGAGTTTTCTGCAACGATGCAGAGCAGCGCTTCCGATACGGAGAAGCTGCAGTCCGCCATCGACCTCTTTGGGAGCAGGGCAGGTCCGGCTATCTACCAGGCAGCAAAGACCGGTACTCTGTCCCTGGACGAGCTGGGGACATCGCTGCAGGACAACCTGGGCAATGTAGATAAGACATACGAGGGAACGATTGACGGCACCGATAAGCTGAAGACCACATTTAATCAGCTGAAGATCGCCGGAGCGGAGCTGGGCGGGTCCATTGGCGACGTGCTTGCTCCCATCCTTGAATCCTTAGCAAAAGTGATCCAGAAGGTGGCCAAGTGGTTCCAGAACCTCAGCCCGGAGACGAAAGAGCTTATCGTCAAGATCGGCTTGCTTGCTGCAGCCATCGGTCCGGTCGTGTTCGTGGTCGGTAAGATCATCAGAATCATTGGCACAGTCGCATACGCGATATCTACAATCATACCGCTTATAGCCACAGTTGGTGGAGCGATCACAGCAATAGCCACCGGACCGCTCGTCCTGATCGTCGGAGCTATCGCAGCTGCCATCGCAGCCGGTGTTCTCCTGTATAAGCATTGGGACGAAGTGAAGGCCAAAGCACAGGCTCTGTGGGACTTCCTCACAGGCATCTTCACAACCATCGCCCAATCTTTCGCTATGATATGGGAAGGCCTGACATCGATATTCCAGGCATTCTGGCAGGGACTGATGGAAAACCCCATTGTGCAGTTGTTCTTGCAACTCATTCTTGACGAGATCTCGATTTTTTCCGAAACCCTTTCGGGATTGTGGGAAAATATAAAGACCATCGCCGGAACAGCTTGGGAATTGATCAAGCTGGCTATTCTCGGCCCGGTGGGTCTGCTCATCAGCCTTGTGACAGGTGACTTTGACGGACTTAAGGACGGGCTGAAGAAGAACTGGGAAAAGACCAAGGAACTGGCAGACCAGCTTTGGGGAGAGATCAAAGACCTTGTCACAGACTTTGCAAAAGACATCCTTGATGGAGTCAAGAGGACCTTTGAGAATCTCAAACGAAACCTCGAAGGCATTTGGAATAATCTAAAGACTTCCGCATCACAGAAATGGAGCGGGATCAAATCGGCGATTTCTACCGCTTGCACCAACACAAGAACAGCTGTTTCCACAGCGTTCGAAAGTATCAAAACAGCTGTTTATACTGCATCGGAAAAAGCAAGAAGTTTGGCCGTGACGGCGTTTACGAACTTAAAAACCGGCGTATCAAACTCCCTACGAGGAATGAGCACGACCATTACTGGCGCTTTCAGAGGTGCGATTGATTGGCTTGAGAATACAGCAAGAAACGCATGGACATGGGGCTATGACCTTATGGTTAACTTCGCAAACGGCATCGCCCGTGGCGTGACATGGGTTTGGGATGAGGTCTGGGATCTTGTCAATTGGATTGACGACATGATCGGCTTCTCCGAACCGGACAAAGGCCCATTATCTCGGTTCCATACCTACGGGCCTGACATGATGAAACTGCTTGCTTCAGGCATCAGAGACAATGCATATCTTGTCAAGGATGCTATTGGTGATGTGTCCGGACTCATTGCCGGAGACGTTTCCGGTGCAACAAACAACAGCTACAACTACGGTCCGATGTCTATCAACGTATATGGAGCAGAAGGGCAGGATGTCCGAGAACTTGCAAAAGTCATTGAGGACAGGATCAATACAAGAATCAACAGGCAGGAGGCGGTATTCAGATGATATTAAGGAATTACTTTGTATTCGATGGAAAATCCAGCCTCGACTTCGAAGTTGGTTTGAGCGGTGTGGGGGCTTATGATGCCCCCCAGCGTGATTATGACAGTAT